GACAACAAATAATATTAGAGATACACATGAAATGGTGTGGCAAAGTTTTGAAAAGAGTGAAGATGCAAAAGAATTACAGGTTCGTGGACATGAACTTGAGCAATGCAGAGAAACAATGGAGCTCTTTAATTCACCTTATAGAAATCCATTAACTAATGGTGAGTATGGAAGGGACTTTCAACAGAAGATGAAGGATAACGCTGTTGATGTTATTCACTCATCAATGAGTGTAGGCGATGTCATACAAATAAATGATAACTACTACCTTGTAGACACAGGTGGTTTTAAAGAATTGGAGAAAAAATGAGCGGAGATGAAAATACGATGAATAATAAAAAAACAGCAAAACAATTATCAATGTATTATCGTGATATGCATAGAAAAGGTGTCGAAGAATTACCTTTAGATAATATTATTGTTGAAGGGTGTAAAATTAAAAAAACAGGCACAGAAATAGACACAGATGGTGAAATTGATGTGGAGTGTATTACATACGATTGTACTTTTGAAAAAATTACATATCCTTTTAGTGCTTGTTGTAATCAAGAACTATTAGAATTTGTTGAATCAATTGTAGATAAAAAAAGTAATTGGAGATATATTTATTTACAGGCTTATCAAAAAGGGGATTTATCATATGACTAATAAATTTGATATAGATTTGCAGTATGGAAAAGTCCGAGAGGGTGAGATAGCCAATATGTTGCAAAATGAAAAGATTGAGGTGAAGACTGAGCGAGATATCTGGAAGAGAACTGGAAACATTGCTGTTGAGTTTGAATGCAGAGGAAAGCCAAGTGGCATTGCTATTACGGAAGCCAAGTGGTGGGCACACGTCTTAGCCGATGGGGATGAAACGTATTGCACGCTTTTATTTCCAACAGATAAACTAAAAGAATTATCTAGAAAACACTACAACAAAGCTATTTATGGAGGGGATGATAACGTATCTAAGTTTGTTTTGCTTCCTCTGAAGGAGGTATTTAATGGACAAACTTAAAATTGATGGTGAATTGATTAGTGAGAATACGCTTACAAAATTGATTGATATATCCGTCTTTACTCTTCGATACT